ATAGCGCACCCAAGCCACGCCGCGCCCGCCAAGGAAACGATCCTCGACCGCGTTCTTCATGGCTGACCGGAAGTCAGGGTAATGCTCGATTTCGTAGTCCAGCGCCCGCTCAATTAGCAGGCTCGCCACCCGGCCAACCGGGTCATGGTCCGCAAAGCGCCGGGATACGTCCGCTTTTGGCAGACGCGAGAACACCGCAGGCACAAGCGTCTGCACGTTTGACCAAAGCACGTTGAATCGTGCGGATTCGGAGCCCGTAGCCCCGCTCGTGCGGACATCATCACGATAACGGCGGATGATCTTGTTAGCGCGGGCTTCCCACTTGGCAAACTCGCGGTTGTATTGCCCGACAACGCCAAGGTATTTCTGAAGGGCCGGGGAAACGGGCAATTCAGCCATTAGTCAGCCCCTATCAGGCGGAAAACACGCCAATGGCAAGCACTTCAACGCCCGCGCCGGTCGTCACTTGCCACGCCCCGTTGCGGGAAACCACGTTCATTTCGATGTTGTAGTTGCCAATGCCGCCACCAGGGCTGTTTGGCAGCACGGTATGCGTCGCGCCAGAGCCATCCTTGATAACCACGGAAGCCGTTGCAGCCGTGCTGACCGTGCACACAAGGCGGTGAATGTAATCGCCCGCAGCACCCGTGCCGCCAAGCGTATGCAGCGTTTGGCTGGCCGCAACGTGTTCGTATTGATAGCGATACGGTTGATTGACGCCGCTCATATCCGTTGTCTCCGTGGGCGAGGCTGGGAAGCCCACATGTCATTCAGTGTAGCGGAATTTTCCGCACCTACCAACAAAGTATGCGGATTCTGTGTCTTTTTCTCGGAAAACTGGTGTTTATTCCACGAAATTGCTAGCATTCTCATGGAATCTGCCGGATGCGAGCACCAATTATGTTTGGGCGTGGGCCGAAAAGCCTTCTTATCCTCATCATATTCACGCTCATACTGCCTGAGAGCCTCAATTCCCTCATAGCACCGCTTTTCGTCAAACCAGCAAATCGGCAGCGTCTTACGGACCGCCTGAATACCGTCTTGGAGGCTCAAATCCGGCACAATCGCCATATTCTGCATCCCAAGATGCTCGCCAAGCTGCTCGATGATGCTCTTGCCTTCCGCCGCAAGCGTCTTTGCCTTGGCGTCATGCGGCAAAAAGTGCTTTTCGTAGTGATACGGCTTGTCCGTGACGATTTTCGCCAGTTCCTTGATGCTCTTGCCGCTCACCGCATGGTAGTCAATGACGTGGATTTCATTGCGTAGCACCTGATACCACCAAATCGCGGTGTCATCGCGGTATCCCAAGTCCCACGCCGTGTAGGTCGGCAGCGTCTCATCGTAATCAACCTTGCCAATGCGCTTCTCATCCGCCGCCATGCGCATTTCAACGCCGTAAAAAGCGCCCAGAATCGCCGCCTCAAAGCTGCACTCATATTCCTGCTCATACTGGTCCTTGGACAACTGCCTTCGGTTGTCATCAAGTTCCGTTGATGGCAGGATTCCGCTTTCTGATGCCTTCAAGATCAGGTGAAACCACTCTTTTGGGTTCATCCTGGCCGTCTGTAGCACTTCCCAAAACTGGTTCTTGCCCTTCGGCGTTCCGCCAAACACCGCCCAGCCCTGCTTGTCCGACAAGGCAGGCCGAATGACATTGCCCCAAACGCTAGGCTTGAAGTCGCCATACTCGTCCATGTAGACGCCATCAAAGCCAAGGCCGCGCATTGCATCCGCGTTGTCCGCGCCAAACAGCCGAATCCGACTGCCATTAATCAGGTCTACCTGAAGTTCAGCCTCGTTGGCCGATTTAATCAGCGGCTTGGCATACCGCTTCATGTAGTCCCACGAAATCGACTTCGCCTGACTACGATACGGAGCCACATAGCCATACAGCCCCGTACCCGACGTATTCAACGCCGCCTGCTTGATGATCTCGTTGACCGCCGCAACCGTCTTGCCCGCGCGGCGATGCGCCACAAGGCATGACCACCGCTGCTTGCGGTTGTGAAACGGAAGGAACGCCTTACGCGGGGCGTAGTCCAGGACTATTTCGCGTCGGTTGACCACTTGATCGACAGTTCCACCGGCCCCTCATCCGCACCCGTATGCTCCTGCCGGGCCAGCTTGGGAACATAGAATTCCATGAGGTTCGTCAAAGTCGCCATCGCGGCCTTCGGACCGTCGCGCTCGTAAATTTCCTCTAGCCACAAGTCCATCTTGTGCGAGTTCTTGCCGATAAACTCAGCAAGGTTCGTGCGGACGGCCTGGAGTTCCGTCTTTGGGGGACGCCCGCCCTTGCCGTGTGCAACCTTGAACTTAGCCATAAGGGATAGATAAGGCCATTGCTAGGCAAAAAGCAAGGGCCGAGGTAGGTTACGCCCTTTGCGCCCCTTGCCCCGGCCCAAGTCCCATACGGGAACCCGTGAATATGATATGTGCCTGCCTACAGGCTTCGGATCATCGACACAATCAGACCTCGAGCACGATACGCTATCAGCGCGTGGCGTCAACCACAGACGACAAAAAACAAATGGCAAAAAACGCTACGCCATAAGCCGTGCCTCGATTGCGTTCAGCCTCATTGTTCCATTCATCATTCCAAGGACCAGCGCCGCGATTGCACTCAATAAGCTTCTCGCCAAGGCCAAACGCCAAGCTTGACGCCACCCCGGCATAAATCGCCATGACAACCAACGTCACAAGCCACGAACCCCCAAGGAAAAAAATCGGAATCGCAACCAGCATCGCAAGCAAATGCCGAAGCACCGCATTTACACGCTCCTTGGCCGTTATCGGAACTAAAGCCCCGCGCTTGAAATCCAGCGAACGGTATAACGACCAAAAAGGCCCCAGGACCGCGCCAGAAGGGCCAGCCGCAACATAGCCAACAACAGCACCACCAATCGCACCGCCAAGGAAGCCAACACTGCGACCACCAAGAGAGCCTAAAACATTAGCGCCCCCAGACCCAACACGTCTGTCAGCCCAACGATAAAGAGGAATCGCAGCAAGCGACGTAAAAGCAGTCAGTTCAATCATGGGTAACTCCTAAGGTGTGTGTCCGTTTGTTATAAACTGTATATTCGAAAACGGGAAAAAATTTGTGGGGGGGAGTGGATAGCTACAGCCGCACCCCCCAACCGGGTTCGACCCCCGGGGGGGTCTTGCTCGACTGCCACACACCCAGGCAGTCACGCGCCCCCATACAGGCGAGCGAGCGCGGCCTAGCTATCGCATGGAGCGCGCGAGGCTGCATGGGCTAGCCAGCTAGCGCGAAGGCAAGGCCAGTCACGGGGCGGGGCATGGCTACGCAAGGCTAGGGCAAGGCGAGGGGTCCGGCGGGATCATGGGGCAAAGAAAAGCCCGGCGCTGAGGCCGGGCTTGTGCAAGCTGGATTGCGGGGGCGGGTTAGGCGCGGCGGGCGAGCCAAGCTTGCCAGCCGCGCCTTGCTTGGCCAGGGTGATGATGTCCGTAGTCATGTCGTTTTCTCCTCTATCGACGCCATCACCCTATCACATGCCCGTATTGCGTCAAGCGCAATATCGCGGGGTCGTCATACAGCTTGGCGCGTGGCCCTAATCATGCCCCCGCAAGGGCCAGCCATAGACCCCTCCAGGACATAGCGTGACAGACGTGTACATACACCCCTTATAGGGGTGTGTATTTTTGTACCGATTTTGTCGCGCGCTTCAAACACGACAATTGCTCACTGAATTCATTGATGTTTTTTTTGTACAGCGTGACAAAACGGACAATTCGGGCTTGTCACGCTATGTAGCGCTGAGGCAGTCCAAAACATGCCTTTTGAAGCCCTTTGTACGGGCGGGCGCATCCCCCATCACCCGCGATTGCCCCTCATGAATTTCCCAATCACATAAAGATATCTTTATGCTTAACCCTAATGGCTACGTCCGTTTTTGTCGTAGCCATGCCCACGAAAAAGCCCGGCTTGTGAGGCCGGGCTAGATCGCAACAATTGATCGGGTTTTGATTGGCTAGGCGAAGTCCGCCAATTCGCCTTGCATCACGCTTCCCCCCCTGCATATCCGGCGCAAGGAATGAAGGGCGGCCTGCAAATCTCTGCATTCCTGAAATATCCAATAGCAGGAAGGCAAGCGGGCCAAATCCCGGCGGCGGTGCGGCTAGAACGCTTTGTCCAAAGGTTGCCATTGTTTGCGAACGTCTCGCCTATGGCAATCTCACTGAAAGGCTTAAGGTTCATATCGCGTATCTCCTCTGTAGCGATGCCCAACCCTATCAGCCCGCCCTAACCCGTCAATCCCTATAATGTGCAAAAAGCACAAAAAAGGGTATTGCATTACAAATCAGCCTAGGGCATGGTCTGGACATAGGCCAATCACGGCCAGGACGGAGAGACAATATGGCTGCTACCCCGCGTTGGAAAGTTTACCGCGATGGCGTTTACGTCGCGTCCTGCAAGTATGTT